TTGCTGTTCATTGGATTTTAAGTTCAAAGCGCTGCGTTTTTAGCAAAGATCCCTTTTGATTTTCAGTATTTTATAATTCTCAATTGGTCAGTTTTATAAGTTTTCTAGATACGTTTTTAGAGACGGTTAATTAGTTCTAAAACCCTGAATTTTCTGCCTTCTCAGTCATTCGATCGTCTTCTGCTTTGTACCATTCCATAAATTGATCGTAATTGTATATTTCTAAATTGACAATAAATGTATTTCCCTGAAGTTTTACCGGATACATTTGTACCATTGTCGTTTTATCCGGATTCATTAATAAAAGACCATATTTGGAACCAAAATTTTGAGGCCCATTCCAATATTCAGGTTCAAAGAATACTTCGTAATTAAGATCTTCAAAAAATGCTCTGGAATATTCTAAATAACTTTTTGCGCTATCATAGTTCTGTCCAAGAGCTGCTCCCTTAGGAGTCATTAAAACTTTAACCAGCTTCTCATCTTTGAATTGAAAATTCTGCTGATAGATCCTATACAAAAAACCATTACCTAGATCGACTGATTTATAATCGTCCTTATTCGCTCTAAATTCCTTCTTTGCGCTTTCGGGAGACATACCATATTCAAGTCCTTTAAAAATAGCTTGTCCGTTCGCTAAAGCAACAAACGCAATAGAAAGTAAGGAAACGCAAATAAGTTTTTTCATATCGGTTAGTATTAAAATTTATTTTAGTGCCCCTACTCACAATCATTAAATATTAACCACAATTTTGTTATGATTAATCAATTAGAAAAATTAACTGCCGAGGAGCGACTCGATTATTTTATAAATTATCTAAAAAATAGGGATCAATATCCGCCCCAGGAGCGGGAAAAATTAGATCAATATTTCCAAGGCCTTTAATGGCCTTTTTTATTTTCTGCCAGAAAAGCATCCAAATTTTTGGTTGTACTCATTAACTTTTTAGGATCTATTTGTTCGGTAACCTGGATAATCTTCAACTGGTTTTGCAATACTTGCATAAAGGCATTACTCCAACTCTCAGAGTTCTTTGTAAAACCATTAATTAAAGTCTTAAGGTTTTGGTTTACGTTATACACATCTGCTTTTAAATCATCGCGTACATCTAAGAGTGTAGTTTTTTTCTGCAGCTCATAGTCTTCCTGATCTTCTTTTGATGGATGTAAACTTTGGTTTACATTTTTCTTCATATCCCCTTCTCCAGTTAAAAGCCACTTCAAACTATAGTCTGGAAAAACACTCACAAACTCCTGAACAACATCCACCCCAGGATTACCATTCCTTTTCTCAAGCATATTAAGGTAACCGCTTGATTTCGAAAGCTTTTTCTCGAATTGTGATTTATTCAAGTTTTCAGCATTCCTCACAATATTTAGTCTTTTGATAATACTCAAAATCAGATAATTAGAAATAAAATTGAAAAATAACTCACATTTGTTTGTTTTATTCTAACATTTGTGAGTATATTTGGTCTGTTGTTAACTATGAACAAAAACACAAACAAAGATAGTAAAGTAGAATCGTTCAGGCAATAGGAGAATTATATGATACGAGAAAATGAAATTGAAGGGCTTAAAAAAAGAATAGGAAGCAATCATATTGCTAAGATTTCGATCTACTTCAACCAGCACATGATTTTCAATAAATTCAACCAGCCGTTTTCTACCACCTACATTTCTAGGGTTTTCAACGGAAATATGCCAAATAAAAAAGTAGAGGATGGCATTTGGAGGTTTGCAGAGGATCTAAAAAAGCAGGAAGAAAGAGACGCTAAAAGAAAAGCAGAAATCCTGGAACCGGTTAAACTGCCTACAGATGAAGATTGATCCTAACATCGACCATCAACTAAAGAAAATCGACAGGCAAATGCAGCTGCTTAACTTCTTTGTAGGACTTGCAATTATAATGGTAATCGTAACAGCGCTATTTGCTGTGATCGAAGTACAAAAAGAAAAACTGGAGGAACCAGCTTACAATCTCTCACAATCTAAAACAAAAAAGCCCGAAGGTGCAACTTCAGGCCGAGGTCATAAATGATTAACGCTTATTAAACATTCAATGAAAAACAAAAGTACGACATCGCTACAACATTCGCAACATTTAATTGCGGGGTTACTTCCTGAGGATTCGAATATCGAATTTATCGGGATTTGGGAAACTATGGAAGTGAAATTTATTAAGAATGGCAGGAGTCACGATTGGAGTGAACTTTCTGCTAAAGATGCAGCAACGCTTACTAATGCTTATAACAGTAACCAACCTGCACGCTTTGTTCTTTCAAAATTTAAGGAAAATGGGAAATCAGTCTCCAGGTCGAGACAGGTTGAACTCTATACATATTTTATGTACGGTGGCACAGATAATAATCCGGATATGATCGAAGGAGTTTTGCAGGAGCCGGAGAATTATCGCCACAGCAGGAAGTGTATCTCCTTAAAATTTAAAACACTAAAGCTGGATGGAAATCCGCTTAAGCCGCGAGAGGTCTTTATGCTAGATGAAATGCTGAAAGATCACAAGAACCTGGTGATTGCCATGAGTATGGGAATTAGTGAAAGCACTTTTGCCCAGCACGATGCAGAATTAAAAAAGAAAGCGAATGTACATAGCAAGCCGGCGCTTATGCGTAAGGCTGTAGAGCAAGGCTTTGGACAATATTTTAATAGGGTAAGTGTAGTTAGTAGTTAGAGGAAAAGCGGGCGGTTTGTTATAAAGTTTATGCCGCCCGTTTTTAACCCAAATTAAAGGATATGAAAGATCTGGATATTATGGAATTTTTACTGCAGCACTCCCAGTTTGAGCCACAACTGCAGGTAAGCAATAGAGAAATCGCTGTGCATTTTAAGGAAGAAATTAAAAAGGTTCCCGGGGCGATGCGAAAAACAACGAAGAAGATTAGCAAAAAGTTTAATCGATGTATCGCGAGAATAGACGATCAGATCTTTATCGATCGCCAAATGCAAATAGTAAAGTAAAACCTATGGCAACTTTAGAAAAAGATTCGAAAGAAAAGCAATCCAAGCAGGATCTTAAAGATCTGCAGAGCCACAAACAAATGGTAGATGAAATCATTTATTTACTAAGAGCTATTAATGCAGAGCTTCTTCCTTCAAACTTTAGCCATGCAAGAACCAAGGGTGGTCGTAAATTTATAGAACGTGCATTTTCCCATTTGGAGACCAATGTCGAAGCAAGGAATTACCTGCAAACTTTTGGGCCGTTTGTTCGCCTTTACAAGTACCTAAAGGAACGCTATCAAACTGAAGTTTTGGATAAAATTGAATCTGAAAATAATTAATCCCTACGAATGAGCCACGTTTCAGCAAATATGATAAAGCCTATCTACTCCGCCCTACCGGAGGAAGAAAGGCGTGCGTTTGCTGAATGGTTAGCACAGCAGGAACAGCAATCGGTAAGCCTTCCGGCAAAACCGAAAAAGCAAGAATTACTGGATGATATCGCCGATCAAATTGGTGATTTCTTTAGACCAGGTATGGAAGAACAAGCAATCTCTGAAATTATGTTTTCCTAATGAATGAACTAGCAATACAATGGTCACAAGGAAATCCAGGCGCTTTAGCTTTTCTGACAGAGCTCTCGCACCAGGATGAAGAAACGGCACAAGTGATAAGCCAGTGCCTTATGATCAATTACAAAATTCGTGGCACCCGCATCTATGTGTTGTGGAGTGATCTATGCGACCGCGATATGGAAAAGGTAAAGCAGCTTTGCGAAAATTGCCCGGGCGAAATTTTAACCAATGCCTGTTACCGGCAGGACTACTCAGGAAAAGAACTTGTTAACCAATATTTTAAATGATGATAGAAACGATTAACTGGTTTATAGGAATCACTTTTGTCTTAAGCCTTTTTATAGGATTGATCCTTAGAAAAGATTCGCTGGCCGTTACCGGTTTTACGCTAAGTGTACTATACCTAACCTATGACATGGGTTTTCAACTAGCAAAAAAAGACTTTTTATCTGCGATCATTAATGCTGTTGTTTTATTACTGGTATTAGCCAGAATTGCCTGGGTTTCCAAGCAAATAGAAGAAGAATCTAGAACCGAAGTTCGAACTTACTCTCGGGAGGAACTTATCATCGCCAAGAAGATCTATGATAGTAATTATCTGGCAAACCCTGAAGATTTCGAAGATATAAAAGGCACTTATGAAGATGCACAAGTGAGCATCGATTATTTGTTGGGCATTATCGATGCCGATAGTAAGAAATATAAAAAAGTAATGTATGGGACCAGGAAAGCCGAATCATAAGCCAAGCGGAATCTATAAACGTGCGGAAACCCGCCAGGAACGAAGAGCCCGGGAAGCTGCTGAAGCCAACCACCAAAAGAAGATCGAGAGATTAAAATCTGATTTTGCCAAAGCCAAACGCAGCGGAGACGAAAAGGAACTGCTCCGGATCCGTGATAAAATTAGGCGAATGAAAAACAACAATTAATATCTATCATACCCGAGAGGCGAGGGCCACAATCAGGATACCCGGAGGAAAGAGCAGGGTGTGGTTTGAAAAATTCCTGAAACCGGAGAAGCGGACACTTCACATTAGTGTTGTTGTTGCTCATTGGATCCAAGCAGGTTCGACTCCTGCCTTCTCCACACCGAAGGAGCAAGGAAACTTGCTAAAAACCGGCTGGCCGCATAGGTCAGTTGACTGGACTGCACCGGCCGGTTTCTTTTTAAAAAATCCTGTGTTAAGCGGGTAAGGGTTTTTATGCCCTTAAACCAAAATTTTGAATATGAATTTCTGTATAAAATTTCTTTGTTATGAGTAGCCCTAAATCGATAGGTAATATCCTTAACAATACTATTTTAAAGCTTAACGGCTTACAGCCCCCTGCGGCTAATCTTCCGGAGCAATCGAATGCCGATACACCGGAGACTTCTCCCCAAGAGTTTATCCATCCCATTCTTACTCCGGAAGATTTTAAACAAACCAAAATCAATTATAACAAGTATATCGAGGCTTACAATAAAAAAGTAGATCTCGATAACTTTAAAATCAATGCCTACAATACCAAGGTTATTGCCGCCTGCAGAAACCTTAAAAAGTCAAAAGACGTGCGTATGCGCGAGTTGATCTGGAAAGAAGCGAACAAAGAGCTGGATCCAGAAACTTACAACGAGGAAGTTGAAAAATACAATGATAAATACGGCTACCATATTCGTAAGAAAGTAACCAGGCAAAAAGTAAAGCCGGCCACAAGAGAGTATTTTATGGCTTTTCTATGGGAATACAATGCCCAGCTGTACAAACGCAAAGAATTTAGAACAAATCCTCATCTTCAGATCAACGTACCAGGATCACTCCCAAAATATGAGCTTTATCCTAATAAAATTTTAGAGTCGGAATACGAAGGAGCAAGGAACCTTTCGACCTCTACTGTGGAGACCATACGCAACCACAGAGAGCGTTTAGAGGAAGCCGGGGTGTTATGGGGTTATGAGTATCACGGCTCCAACAGAGCGCTTAAAATCGCTTTTAATGTGGAAGTTTTGAGCATTACCGACAACGGAAAACCAAAATCTACTCGAAATGGGGCTCAGGCAGTTAGGGAGGAACAAACGAAAAAAGTTCGCCATAACAATGTATCTAGTAGTGAACCTGTATTAGTAAATACTAAGTATAGGCAGAAAGGAGTTGTCGCTAACGCGCCAACGAGTTTAAATTGTACTGGATCTTCTACAAGACCACCGAAGAAGCAAGGTGAGAAAAAAATCGATGCCGGGGCCGCGCAGCAGGAAAATCAAGAAAAAAAATTCGCCGGAGCGAAATCCCAAAACGAACTCTCGCAAATTTTGATCACTAGTCTGGAAGATAAAAACGATTTGGCCAGGCAGCTTGCCCAGCTGGAGCATAAAGATTACAAACCGCTGGATATTGCGATCGCCAGACAAGAGGCCTATTACGGTACCATGCATCCAAAAGACTTCAAAGAACTAGCCATCCAGGATATATTTAAATTTTCGAATAGCCTTTTTGAAGCTTTAGACGTGCATCCCGGATCCTGGAATAATGCTTACAAGATCTGGCTGAAAGAAATGTTTAAAAACTTCAACGGCCAGCAGCTTAAAAAAGATGTGCTGCTGGAACGCTGGCAAAAAATGATCGATGTGCTACGAGCTGTAAAACGCCAGCAAGCTAAAAAAGGCTGGCAACCAAGCTACCCGAGCCGCTATTTTGATCCGGTACGTACCGAAAAATGCCATAATTCCTTCGCTTATGCATATAAAAATTTCAGAATAGAACCGCCTGAAACTCCAGACGCCGAATACCAAAAGCGAAAAATAAACGCCAATCGCAGCAAGCGTTGGAATACCGACCTGGAGAAAGCCAGACCAAAAATCCGCCAATTCTTACGTGGCAAACTGGATCTGCAAAAAATGATGGATTACGTAAAATATAATTGCCCAGAGGTGTATAAAGCATTGCCAAAACTGATCGCCCAGGAAAAAGATGAAATGTTCAAAAATCTAACGCTTAATTAAATATTATGTTGAACCTGTACAATACACAAATCGAGGAGCTGTACATCCACCGTGTAGGAAACAAATGTCGCGGGGAAGGTGTTTTTCTTTCAGAAGATCCTTATCAGATTACCGATGAAGATCGCCCGCTTTTAAAAGAATTCTTCCTAAAGCCATTTCGGGAAAAAGACGAGCAATATTTTCAATTTACCCACGAGGTTTCATTAGAATTTAATGAACTCTACACCCTTAGCTATGACGTTGCAAATAATAAACGTCCAATGTCCAAAATTTCAAAAGATATTGCCTGTCTTCTTTATCATCTTTCCAGCCATCCACATATAAAATCCGGCGAAGTTTACGTGTGCCGCCTAGAGAATATGCTAGTAGATAACGAGAAAGTGAACGGTCTTGGCATCTTTAAGAGTGAGATTAAAAAAGACTATATGCAATTTCAGGAAGGGAAAAGCCGACTTGAAATGAACATTTCTCAGGGTGTAAGTCTGGATAAATTAGATAAAGGAGCGATAATTCTTACAAATAAAGGAAGCAAGACCGGGTTTAGGGTTTTATACATCGATTCGAATAAATACGATTCGAAATACTGGATCGAGAATTTTTTAAACATCGAAGAGATCCAGGACGAGATTTTTAAAACCAAAAATTATCTGGAGTTCTGCAGAGGCTTCGCTAAAGATGTGGTATTACCTGCAGAGGATAAGCAGGAAGAAGTATTATTTCTAAATAAGAGCTTCGATTATTTTGCCAGCAACGACGAGTTTGAAGAGAGCGATTTTATAAATCAAACGATCGAAAATCCAGACCTGGTACCAGAATTTGAAAACTACAAATTCGAGAAAGCTCCCAAATATAAAATCGAGGATCTTACCAGCTTCGAGATTGACAATCCTGCAGTAAACGAAATGCGCAAAAAGAATAAAAGCACTATCGAATTGGATACAAATATCACGATTAAGATGGACTTTATAAGCGCCGATTCTGCCGATCGATATATTGAAAAAGGCTGGGACGAAGAGAAGCAAATGTATTATTACCTGTGCTATTTTAATAAGGAAAAGTAAAATTCTAACGCTTAATTAAATATTATCATGAGTATTAAAAAAATCATAGTTGATGAAAAAAAATGGAGTTTCAGCGAAGAGAAATACATAACTGAAACTAAAGAGTACGATCGAAAAAGTTATACCGGAGACTTCGACAAGCTAATTCTTGAAAACACCGAGAATTGGGATATAAAAGATTATGCTATAGATCACTGTGATGTTGTAGATCAAGATGATGTAGAAGAAAAAGATCTGGACGACTTTCAGGATTATGAAATCGTAAGTTATTTGGAAGACAGAGGTTATCAACTTATAAAGTGCGAAACAATAATAGATCTTCAGCGATTTGAAAAATTAAAGGAAGTAATGTCTCTCTAATGGAAAAAGTTCTCCAGCTTATCCAGGAAAACGCCAGGCGAACCGGGAACGGTTCCGGGATCTCTACCATACGATTGCAGCGTGCCACCGGATTAACATATAAAGAACTGTATCCCCTACTCTTAGAACTTATAGAAACCGGGAAGATCATCGCCCGGGAAGGCATTAACCATAATTTACTCTTTCTATTATGAAAAATCATAAATGTACCTGCCCAGGCAGGAGTGATAAAATATTCTGCCCTAAGTGCAGCGATCTACGAATGACGATCTTACTTAAAAACGGTAACGACAAATTAAAATATCAACGTGCTAACGGCCAGTTAAGCAACCCGGTGTGGTATTCGCATTTAAAATATAATGGCAAAGATGCCTATAAAACAGCTGAAAAGATGGTGGAGCGAGTTCGTAAAGATCCTGTTTATGGATCTGCTGCCAATGTGCTGTTATTTTTCGCCAACGGAAACCGAAATTTTCCCATTAAAAAAGTGGTGCTATGATACGAGAATCGAAGATTTCACTTAAGAAAATTAGTCAGGACCAGGTTAAGGTTTTAAATAATGCCTGCAGCGCTTACAAAGATTTTTTAGAGCTGCTATGCAATACCGAAAATAAAAGTCAGAATCACATCCACCACTCGATTAACCGGGAATATGGCTATATGTTACTGGCTAAAATTACAAAAAGAAATATCCCGATGAATAATACCATCACCATCGATGTGCATACGGCGTATATAGCCAGCGATGGATTGCGGTATTATATCTCGATAGCAGAGAATGAATACGAAAAGAATGCCGCCAGGCAATTATTAGACGAGCTCTTTCAGGAGCTTCCCTATACAAAGGATATTAAACATTTTTCACTTAAAAGTGAAGCATAATTTTAACGCTTAAATTAAATATTGATGAAAGATCAACTAAACATATTCGGTACTGAAAAAATCACGGTTGCAGAATCGATCGATTTGACTATTGCCAGCATGAAAGAATACGGTACACGGCATAAGCATTGGGCAGCTGCTTGGAGCTGGGGAAAGGATAGTACAACTGTGGTAACGTTAATAACCCAGCTGATCACTACAGGACAGATTCCCAAACCTGAAACCTTTACGATTTTCGCAGCTGATACCAGAATGGAACTTCCTCCGCTTTGGATCTCTTCACAGATCTTAACCAAGCAACTTGAAGAGCGTGGTGTAAAAGTTAGAATTGTAACCGCGCCTATTCACGATCGCTTCTTGGTTTACATTCTTGGCCGAGGTGTACCACCTCCATCAAATACTTTCAGATGGTGTACTGGCCAGATTAAAGTGGAACCAATGGAAGCAGCTCTTGCAGAATTTCAAAGAGAAACCGATGAAAAGATTCTTATGCTTACCGGTGTTCGTTTGGGTGAAAGTGCAATTCGTGATCAGCGTATCAATGTGAGTTGTTCTAAAGATGGTGCAGAATGCGGACAGGGTTGGTACCAGGAAGGATTAAAAAATGATATGTGTTCTACCCTTGCCCCGATTCTACATTGGCGAGTTTGTAATGTTTGGGATTGGCTTAAAATATTTGCTCCAATGGAAAAATATGGCGGTTGGAATACTTCAATCCTTGCCGATGCCTACGGAGGTGATGAAGCTGAAGAGAAAAACGCCCGTACTGGTTGCATAGGTTGTCCGCTTGCTTCAAAAGATTCAGCATTAGATCTAATACTACAAATTGATAAATGGAAGTATCTACAGCCTTTAAAACGTTTAAAGCCGATTTATAGGGAAATGAAGAAACCTCTCTTCAGATTGCGTAAACCTGGTGGACAACGTAAAAAAGACGGGACCCTTCAGAAAAATCAACAAAGAATGGGGCCTCTCACTTTAATAGCTCGGAAATACTTTCTTTATCAGATTATTTCTATTCAAAACGAGATCAATTTAGCCGCTGGCAAAAGTGATAAACCTATGATCTTTCTAATCAACACTGAAGAACGCAAGGCTATTGAGAAAATGATCAAAGACGAAGTATATCCAAATGGTTGGGATGGATCGGAACCTGTCGCCAGTAAGCCATTAGATAAGATGTACAGCGATGGATCAGTAATGAAAAGGTTGTTTTATTTCTAGATATGAGACCTGATTTAATAGCTAAGTTGGAATATATAAAACTTTGTGCTGAACGTGCGATTTTACAGGAAAAGAAAGAAATGGAAGTTTTAGGTTCCTGGTATATAGATCAGGAATTATCAGAAATTGAAAGATCTCTTCAAAAATGCAGATCTATTTTCCATGAAGGAAGACAAATCGAAATGTTTAATCAAAATGAAAATTAATCAATGAATCCAGAAACAAAATTAAAAGTAGCTGCTGAAGAAATTAAAGAGGTCTTAAGAAAACACGATCTTGCCTCAATTTTTTCTTTACACACACCAGGACATGGAGAATTTGTACTCCATCTAAATGCATCGCACAGCTGCGCCTATATTTATAATGATCACGAGATAAGATTTCATAGTAAAAGGAAGGATTATAAAAGCCAGGAAGAACAGATCCAAAAATTAACCAATACCGCCAATATGCTTAAGCTTTTGTGCGATATGACGGCAAATAACTTTTTAATGTTGAAAAGATTATCTGATAATTTTGATAAACTGACTAATGCCGAGCATCGATGAGTAACAAAATCAGCAAATTTCGCGGTTACGACATTAAAAAAGTTGGGAATGAATTTGTTTTCTGTGATACCGGGGAACCTACGATTGAGACCTGGCAGAACCGCCCCTGCGGACATTGCAAAAAACATAATACTCCGGAAGGGCACGATGGATGTTTAGGAACACTCCCATTTGTAATTAACGCCTGTTGTGGTCACGGAAATTATAAAGAAGCTTACCTGCAGCTGGAGAATAAAAAAATACTAAGAGGATTTGAAGCTGTAGAAAAGATGATTAGCCTTATATCATAATTACCTTATATTTATAATCTAACTACAAAAATCATACATTATGAATGAAGAACAAGCCGATAGAATAATCGAATTATTGGAATCTATTGATGATAGACTTAGTAATATAGAAGTTAGTTCATCGTCCGTTGAAAGTAATACTTCTTCGATCGATAGTAATACAAGATCAGAACGTTCCACGGAAGATTTATACACGGCCTTAAGGAATATAGAGCGAGGCATTGGTGATCTAATAGACAAATAGAATCCTAAACCTATCTTCAACCGTTAATTAACCGACTTTCTAAAAAAGTCGGTTTTTTTTCGTCCCTAATTTTTTATATTCGTTAAGAATCTAACTCCTTAAATACACTAGCCTATGTCCTTTTTTTAACATTGGATTTACATCTATATTTGAAAATAATCCGAAATATATGTCCCAAAAATTACTCTCTACGGTGGACTTTTCCATCACTCAAAACATCCCTGTAGCAGATCACGTTTACAAATACCTGGTAAGAATTTGCGGGAGTGATCACATCATCGCCACCAGATCGACATTTGTAGGATCCTTAATATTATCCCTGCAGGGAAGAAACGGCGATGTACGGCCAAGCAAATGCAAACATCATCGCGTTTTTAAAGCTGATATCAGCGAATCCTACTGGCAAAAAAATGGGATGTACATAAGCTCTGAAAATGCCAGCTTATTTAATGAACAGGTGGATAAAAAATTTCGGGATGAACTTTTTCGCAATATGTTAATGAACCGACACCTCGATGAAAAGCATTTTATTAAAAGTATGCGTGCTTTTCTCGAATTTTACGATATTACTGAGGAGGATATCAAATTAGACACGTTACACCGTGATTTTAAGCGAAAAAAAGACGAATTATTAAGCAATTTTAACCTGGTTTCCCCCTCTGGGACAAAAACAGAAACTTCACAATTTGTCCCTTAATAATTCTTTCCTATCATGATCCAGAATCTTTGCAACATTTACGGCGACGAGAATTTCGATACCTTCTATAAAGCGACCATTATTGAAGCTTCACAGCTGCCAAAATTCAACCATCTTACTAAAGAACAGGAAGTTTTAACGATGATCAATAATCTTCCGCAGGAATTTCAGGCGATGATCATTCGTTTTTTACCGGAGCGTTTTAGCTTAGGTAACAGAACTAGAATAAGAAACGGTAGCCGAATGTATGAAACCGATTTTTCTTTACCCTTGGTACCACAAGATGCGAATATTCAAAACTTGCTGGAGACTTATAATAATAAAGAGGTGGTGGTTTTAATTACCAGGCACACGCACTCCCATTTGTATGGCACCAGCGAACAGCCGCTTTTATTTATCTACGAGGAATTACACAATCCCGCACCTTCAGGACTTAAAGGTTATACTTTGAGCATGGCCAATGAAAGTTATGGAGCTCCGCTATACTTTGCAGGAAATGAAGCAGAATTTCCAATTGTTAACCGTGGCCTAGCTTTCCAATTAGCCGGAAGCCTGTAATGTCCTTTTTTACAGGCTAGTGACGATCTAATATTGTTCTTCCATAATAGTACGGATTAACAATCAACGATTTGTCACAACCTAAACCTTATTACAACATTGTAAAGAACGAAGCCGCTAAAGAAGCGACCATTTATATCTATGGTGCAATTGGCGGTATCGACTGGGATACTTACGAAACGATTAACACCGCTTCTAAATTCACACAAGAATTTAACGATGTGGAGAAAGATGCGGACACGATCCACATAAGAATCAATTCTCCCGGTGGGGCAGTATTTGAAGGTCAAGCAATTTACAATGCAATCTTCGCTTCTAAGAAAAAGATCATTACTTATAATGATGGGATTTGCGCCAGTATGGCTGCACTTATTCTTCTATCTGGAGATGAGATCCACGCCTTTAAGAATTCTCTTTTAATGATCCATAATTCCAGTTCTTATTACTGGGGAAATAAAAAAGAGGTTGAAGAACAACTGTTAGCCGCCGAAAAAATCGACAAGGCTTTAGGAACGGCAATCGAAGATCGCCTTGGCATCACTGCAGAGGAAGTTGAAAAAGACTATCTGAACTATAAAGACAATTGGTTTACTACTGATGAAGCTGAAGCACTTGGATTTTATGATCATATCATCCAAAAAGAAAAAGCTCAGGTTCCTGAAGATATCATGCAATTGAAACCTAAGGATATGGTAAGCAAATATGCTGCTATGACCTTCACTATTCCCAAAACAAAATCTAAAATCACAAATACCATGAGCAAACCAAACTCGTTCCCGAATTTGGTAGCTGTACTTGGCGCAACCTTAGCGACTACAGATAAAGGCAGCTATATCAATGACGAACAAAAGGAGGCTATCGATAATAGAATCGCTGCCGATGCCTTAGCCATCCAGACTGCAAATTCTGCAAAAGAAAAGGCAGAACAGGATCTACAGGCAGAAAAAGACTCCAGACAACAGGCAATCGATGCCGAAAAAGCCAACACAACCGCTGCTTTAAAAGCTATGAGAACAGCTGCAACCGCTGCAGGAGTTGAAAACATCGCTGAAAATGCAACGATGGAAGACATTAACACAGCACTTACCGCACAAATCGCTGTGTTAAACAAAAAACCAGGCGCTTCCCATACAAGTGGAGCTGCTGAAGACAAAGATACCGAAGGAGAGTTCGATTATGTAGACTTTGAATCCTCAATCTATTCCCAAATCAAGAAATAAACATGGAAGAATTAACTATTGAAATTGATGACGTAGTAAAGGAAATTAAAACTTTCCTTAAACACAATCCAGAATTGATTTCTGCTTCATTAAATAAAGCAGAAATAACACTGGATAAACACACCAAACCTTTAACAAAGATTAAAGGGAAATATCCGCAGGCTCATACCTTAATGACAGATGTTGTTCAGGGATTTAGTACTGAATGGAAAGAAATGGGGAAACTACAGATCGAGCATAAGATCTTAACAGATTACCACCAAAAGGTAAACTACCCGATTATTCCTGCAGATATCCTTCACTCTTATTTTGCTGATTTATATGCAGAAGATAAGAAACCGGAAGAAATGCCAATCTCTAAATATATCATAGAGAATGAATTGCTTCCTAAGGTGATCGATAACATTCAAACCCTTTCAATCTCTGGAACTTATGATGCTGCAAGACTTGATGAGTTTGGATTCTCTATGAATGGTATAGAAACTATCTTATCTAATCTAGTAGATAGAGATAATGCTCCTAAGCATCCGGTATTCGAAATTCCAGTAGATGTATTTACTGATGTAAATATTGTGGATCAGGTTACTGCATGGGAACGAAAGTTACCAGGGAAAATTAAAAAGAAGATCAAAAAGATCTTTATGTCTGAAAATAACTTCGAGCGCTATGTATTAGACTACGAAAATAAGTTCGGCCAGAATAAATTCCAGGGTGACGTAATGAAAACCCGATTAGGAAAACGAGAAATCGTAGTTCTTGATGGAATGGAAAGCGATGTGATTTTTGGCACCACAGAAAACAACTTTAGAAGGTTGATGGATGTATTCGACAAACCAAGAATTACAGACGTACAGAAACAAGACTATAAAGTTAAAATCTTTATGGAATGGTGGAAAGGTTATGACTTCCTTATCAATGAGCTTGTTGTGGTTTCTAACTTCAGCGATGAGAGATACGGTCTTGGATCTACAGAACTTAACCAAAAATACTTCGGTATTGACGGTGTAACTGAAGCTGCAGCATAAAAAATAAAGTATGTCTAGAACAAAAGCAGAATTATTAGCGAGATGTGAGGAACTGGGAATTGACACCAGTTCCCTCGCTAATAATGACGAAAGAGAAGCTGCTATAAAAGCCAAAGAGGCCGAATTAGCAGCGAAAGTCGAAGCTGAAAAGAAATCAGATAAAACTGATACGAATTCTGAAGAATCCGACACAAAAACAGCTGAAAACGATACAAAATCGACTGAAGCTGTAACAGAATCAAAAGAACCTGAAGCTTCTAAGGAAAAAACCGAAACTCCTGAGCAACCAAATGAGGGTGGCGAAGCTCCAAAAGAGCTGCAAACTTCTAACGAAGATCCTGCTAAAACCAAAGAAGGATCACAGGATCAAACTCAGGAAGAGAAAAAGCCCGATCATTATGAAGATGATCGCGGAAGAAAATGGAAGTTCAAAGCGAACGCTCCTAAGAAATTAAGAATCGATGGACACCCAATGAGCCAGGAAGAAATTCTGGCAACAGAAGAAGTAATTTCTGAGCTTGTGCTTGGGAACTGTTCATTCCTAACCCAAATAATCGAATAAGATGGCTGAGAACTGTGATCCAATAAAATTAGAAAACATTGAGTTTTGCCCAACGGATGAAATCGTTGCCGGTCTTAATGATCTTGAAGTGTATGGAGCTGCTGTTACTGACTTCGAAACCATTGCGGAGCCACCAAAGTTAAATGTGGCCGCGAATTTTGAAGAGGCTGGAAGTATAGCAGAAGCACATACTTTTAAAGAAGGTCGTGGTTTTCATAAAATTCAGATACAGGCAGACTCGGGATCTGTAGAAAACACACAGCTGGGCGAAAAAGGGAACTTAGGTGTTCAAAATTCCCTAACCGGAGCAATGCGAAACAACAAAAAAACCAAAGGTTATCTTCGATATTATAAGAATGTACCTATGATTTATATTGTTCGTGAAAAAACCGGAAACCTGGTGCAGGTGGGAAGTAAAAATTCTCCGGCTTATATCGTAGAATTTACCGGAAATACCGGAGCCGCTCCTGGAGACCCTAAGAATATCCAGGTTATTATCAGAGATTCACAGGCTTATTTCGCTCCTGATTATGAAGGAGCTATTACTCAATTCCCAGCACCCGCTCCAGATCCTGAAGTATAATGAGTAAGGCATTTAAAATAGCACCCGGCCGTTACGTGATCCCAAACGTTGGAAGTGTAGATGCTCAAAAGGAAGTTAGCGATAATGTACTTTTTGAAATCTACAAACTTCCTCGCCGGGTCTTTCCCTGGATCGAACTTGGTCCCGATGCTGAAGCCTTCCTAAAAAAACAAAAACTCCACGTTAAGGATTTCGCGAAGCTTGTTAATAATGCCCGGACTAAAAATGAGATTGAACTTTTAGCCAGGATAAGCGATACCAAAACAATCGATCGTATTGCTGAAACCAAATTGAAAGCTTTAGAAAATTCACTTAAAAATTAAAGCTGTATTCTTCATTTTAATTTATTTAGTTAGTAAAAACCGCCAGTGCAATTCCTGGCGGTTTTTTTTGTGTCCTTTTTAATGACTTGTGCCATCTGCAATTTTGGATCATGGAAATAAGTGAATGGTTACAAAGCAAGCCTAAGGATTATAACACCGGAGTAGATCTTTACGCAGCATCCAGCGTAATGCAATCGAGAACCCTGGCAAATTTAAAACGCGGACAGAATCCGCGCAATATGGCCGTGCTAATTAAAGAGCTTCGGCAATTATCAAAATCCAGAGCTTACCAAAAGCCTAAACCAACCTCGGTGGTAAAAATCGAGGTTGTTGCAGATCCTAAACCGGTGCAGGTAGAAATGGAACGCAAGAACCAAATCGAGCAAAGTGCCAATGCTTATTTCCAGAAAATTAAATACAACGAATTACCTGCAGTCTTAAAAGTACGATATCGCCAATTAAAGGATCTCTTCTACGATATGAGCGACTTAAAGTTTGTTTTAAATGACTTACCTGCCAAGGAAGCCAATAAGTCCTTAAAAATCATCCTAAAGATTGAAGCATTGGATGAGCAAAGAGAAATGATCTGGAGAGAACTGGATCACTGGCAAGATCATAAAACCTTACTCCCTACAAAAACAGAAAATGATTTTACCGGGTTATCGCAGCAAGCGCTCTTCCTAAAAAAAGCGAACCTGGTTAACTACATCAATAAAAAATCTTCGAGAATAAAAAAGTGGGAAAACGAGCTGCAGGAAAAAAGCAATAAGGATGAGCGCTTAAAAATTGGCCAGCAAATTAACCGAACTCAAAAAGCGGTACACAAACACAAACTCGACCTGCAGAAAATCGAAGGGATGTTATAGAGTCCCCCAGTTACTAAGATCTCTCACAATCATTAATAATTAAACCCAACAAGGTACTGGAGGACATAAGGCCTTCCACCTTGTGGGAATATTAATTATTAATAATGATTGTGAGAATGACAAAAGTAGAAAATTCTGCGGAATTAAACACAGTACAGCTGCCATTAGATTGGCACAATGAAAAACGGAAAGTGAAAGATCTTATTCCCTACGAATACAATCCCCGGACACTTACCGACGAGAAAAAAGAACGGTTAATAAAAAGCCTGGAGAAATTTAACCTGGCAGAAGTTCCGGCGATAAACACCGATAATAAAATTATCGCTGGCCACCAACGTGTGAAGATCTTGCTTCACTTAAATCGAGGCGAAGATATAATCGATGTTCGCGTACCTAATCGAGAGTTGACAGAACAGGAATTTAAAGAATATAATATTACATCAAATGTGCCTGCAGGTTTTTGGGATGTCGATATTTTGGAAGAACATTTTGCCGACATCGACCTGGAGGATCTTGGTTTATTTGTTGGAGATCTTGAAATGCCTGAAGAGTTGCTTCCGGAGGAATTCAAAACTGAAGAGGAAGGAGACTTTGAACCGGAACCGCCGAAAGATCCAATTACTGAAGCTGGAGATGTTTACGAGCTTCGAAGTATTAAGAAAAATATTACTCATAGGATTATCTGTGGTGATAGTACATTAAAAGAAACCTACGAGCAAATATTAAAGAACGACACCATCGATTTAACAGTCACCGATCCGCCATATAACGTGGATTATGAAGGTGGCCGAGATAAAAAGCGGGATAAAATTGCCAATGATAAGATGGCAGCAAATTCTTTTTATCAATTCCTATTCGATTTTTATAGCCAGGCTTATGAATTTTCTAGAGCCGGCGCTCCAATTTATGTATTCCATGCAGATACTGAAGGCGTAAACTTTAGAAGTGCACTGGTAGATTCAGGGTTTAAGCTTTCGCAATGCCTTATTTGGAAGAAAAACTCGATCGTATTAAGTCGCCAAGACTATCATTGGATCCATGAGCCTTGCCTTTATGGTTGGAAGACCGGAGGAGCGCATCCCTGGTACAGCGATCGTAAGCAAAGAACAGTTTTAGAATTTGATCGACCGCTAAGAAGTGAGGATCATCCAACGATGAAACCGGTTGAAATGCTTAGCTATCTCATTTTAAACAGCTCTAAACAATATGATATAGTATTCGACGGATTCTTAGGATCTGGATCTACTCTAATTGCCTGTGAGAAGAATTTGAGAGCCTGTAGAGGCATTGAATTAGATCCGAAGTATTCTGATGTCGAAGTGAAGCGTTGGATCAAATATATGAGAGAAAACAAGCTTCATTTTGAATTATTGAAGAACGGAGTAAAATTATCTAAAGAAGAAATTGAGAGCTTTACTCCATCTGCAAAACAATAGCTTTTATATAGCTTTAATCCCTTTGATTACGGGAGGTTAAGTGTTATCTTAGATAAAGAAACAACGCTTAAAACGAATAAAATGACTAAAGTAATAAAGTGTTCTAAAACAAATAAAGTAAGTTTTTTTAGAAACGGTGATCAAGTTTTTGATTTTACGATATCCGGAAACATCGTGAAGTTTGATAACGGAGATATAATTCGTTTGTAATAAAACTCTAAAAATAATTTGAACAGCGGCTAAATGGCCGCTGTTTTTCTTTTCATAAAGTAAGCATAATCGGTGTACGCTGGACTTATCTCTTCTTGTGTTTCCTTATCCAAAAGGGCTGGAATATCGTATGCAAACATTTTAAAGCCTAGATCGAGTAATATTTCATAGACATCGTCTTCATAGATGTATTGCCCAGGTAAAACTTTTTTAATTTTCCCGGTAATACTAGATATCGAGTGTTTTTCCGTTTCCTCGTCTGCATCGATCGGACTTTCTACAACTTCAAAATAGGTTTCCAAAAAATATTTTATTTCCTGGTCCCACTCTGTTTTAGGTACTGACATAATTGTGAGAGATTATAATATTATCACGTAAAAATAGCATTCTCATTTTTAAAAAATTAAATATTTGTTTTTCAGTTTTTTAACTCTTAAGAACATCTTTAATAGTTTCATTTGTTCGCCCGTTGACAAACGCCGTAGCCTATAGCGGTATGACATGTGCCACGCCAAAATTCATGCAAATATGAAAGGCCACCCCCCTAGAAGGTGGTGAGTGGCATATCTTCCCGCCTCACATCGTTGCCGATGAATTTTCCCCAGAACTTTTCGAAGATTGGATAGTCGAACGTATCACTCAAGTGAGTAGCGTGTTCCTGGTCCACACCTTTTCGTTGCTCAGGTCTTTTATCTTTCTCCAACCCACGACCACGATCGTAAGCTTCGGCATGTTCCATCGAGACAATTAAGTTCGGGCAGTTTGTTTGGTTGATTCTAATTCTCGGAAGTTGCTTCCTTCCATCATCTTTAAGCATTACGTTAAGCAATCGAAACTTATTAATATAACTCGGGTTAACACCGGTGGTCATATTATGACACGTCCATCCATGCTCTTCCATAAGTTTCTTTGCCTGATCAGCAAAAGTCATCTTACTGTTTGCGATTCTATTGTTCCCGGTTCTATCATAGTAGAAGTATACTGTTTTATTTCCGTGGTTCATATAGTATGGTAGGAACTCTTCAAGGAATAAGTGATCCAGGATCTTAGGAGACTTCACGAAGAATTCTTTTAATACATACCAGGTATTATCCTGCAATTGATGCACGGTCATAGCGTTGATGTTAGCACCCCAATCCACCGATACAATTAACGGCTCTGTTCGTATGACATCTGCATCCTTCTTAGAGTTGAAGTATTTATCATCGTTGGTCAATGGATTGCCATCCAAATCACAAAGAGGAATGCCCTCCAGATAATCGTTATCATTATTCGTGTAATAGTGATCCTGGGTAAGCTGTGGGTAAAAACCGTCTGCAATTTCCTTCGGTCTTATATTCAGCATCTCTGCGTTATAAATAAGATCACTCGAATAAGAATCCTTCATATATTCGAAATAATCAGATCTCACATTGTCCAGGTTCCAATGTGCCGTTGCTGAATGAAAGAAGTATTTATCGGGACTCTTTTTCGCCAATTCCTCGCCTTCAATAAACCATTTCCCTTTTTTGGTTAATGGTGTAGAGCTCACATAAATTTCAGCCAGTAACCAAGGATTATCCTCTCCATAGATTCCTGTTTTAGATGCCCTGTTCGTGTTCTTTACGTTAATTGAAAGCTTTTCATTGTCCAGGAGTGCCGCTTCATCCGCAATAATTCCTGAAGAGTTTATTCCTCGACCTCCATTGGAGCTATTAGGATTATCCAACCCTACAAGCTGGAATACTGTGCCGTTTGAAAAATGAATGATATTTTTCCAGTGGTTGGGTTTCTCGTAAGGCATTTTAAAGCCCATTCTTTTTCCCTGGCTAGATCCAACCACATAATCGATATCTTCATAAATCCCGAAAAATTCGAGTGCCGCTTTGGTCGATTTAAGTGTATTCGATAAAACCTGCGCATAGGTATTACCCACTAAAATAAAAGTGGCCCGGGGGAGCCACTTAACCATCATGAGCATAAAATAAGCAACGATCGTACTTTTTCCGGTTCCCCTGCCCCACTCTAAAAATTTCACTTTTGCTGTGGCCATAATGGCTACCATCTGAGCGAAATTGAGTGTTATTTTGCCCTTTACTCCTCTACGCTTCGCCATCTTCTTTCCTTTTGATTTCCTCAAAATCGATGTCGATCGTATCCGAAACGTTCATATTAACAGCGCCTTCGGTTCCTAAAATTTGCTTGATAAGCCTCTGCTGTTTTTTCGACATTACTATTTCGTAATCCTGAGCTTGAATTTTCTCGAGGTCAATTGGTGAGTCTTGATCTTTAAGTCCAAGAAGACTATCGATCTCTTTATCGATTTTATAAGCCAATTCGATATTCTTATCCTTCAGCGCTAATTGGTAGAGTTTGTGTTTTCGCTCAATTGAAATATATCTCCAGGCTTCCTTATCAAATCGCTTAAAGGATCCGAATAACATTTCGCATCGTTGCACATCTCGATAAGCCGTTGCTTTACTCACTCCAAAAAGTGTCATAAGCCTTTTTACAGCATCTTCAGGACTTCTAAATTCTAGCAATGCAGTAAACGCCGTTTCCCAGCGCTTTTTTAATTCCTGGTCGGTTTTAGATAAGCTTTTCAGCTTTACTTCTTCGGGATTATCGGTGTCCAAGTAATACGCGAGAATATTCTCAAAATGGGTATCGCTGGAGCTTAGTTTAAGTTCGTTATTCGCCAATTTATCTGAGGTTTTACTTCAAAATTGACCTATAGAAGCACCTTAAAAAAGGACACTTAATTCCTGTCCTTTTTTAAGGCACAAGTCATTCGCACTTTTGGATTATGGCAGAAGAAACGATCTATCTAAAAGAAGTGCTGGAGATCATGCGGACTCCGAATTCCGAAGGAAAAGCGGTGAAATTCGATATTTCCGTGCGGACTTTTAATCGTAATTCCAAAACCGGTGGCGCATTAAATAGCTACGAAAATGCAAAGCTGGTAATGAAGGAAAAAGGAATGGATAAGGATAGTATTTACGCATTACAGCATTTCAAAAAACCCAAAACTCCGAAGATTAGAAAGAACCCGCAGCATTTCGAAAATAAAACTCGAAATATTCGCTTGGAGAACGGCGAGGTTAAGAAGATCCACATTCGCTACATCATTTCATTCAACGGCAAAAAAGTCATTTATTAATGAGCAATCTTTACGAACATAACCACATTCATTTTGGCACCGGCACACAGGCTGCATTTGTATTTTCGGGAAAAGGAAACCACACAAGTGCTCCAATAGAAGAAACCGGAATCAGCACAACCGGTAAGATTGTAAAATGGGGAGATGATAATCAATATCCTAAGAGATTCCTGGACGTAGTAAAGAAAAATGGTGCCGCAGGATCCAGTTATCGATTTAACCGGGCAGCACATTATGGCCAAGGATTCCGATTAATGAAATCAACTGAATCTGAAAATGGCAAAGAAGATCGGCAAATCGTGTCGCTAAATTCAGAACCAGAAATAAGAGCCTTCTTCAGGAGAAATAAAATCCATCGTGTTTTTACAGAGATTATAACCGATCTCGAAACTTTTGATCTTGGATGGCCAGAGTATATTTTGACCAATGATTATTCTAAGATCTATTCACTTCGTAGGCTACAAACAGCAAAAATGCGATTTGAAAAAATCAACCCAAAAACAGGGATTATTGAAAACTCCTATTTCTGCCATAACTGGAAAAGCACAACTTCTGCAGATAGTGAATATGTGAGTAAAATTCCGGTAATCGATAATTACTGCAGTGCTGAAGAAGTCAAAGAATATTGCAAGCGAAATAAAGTTCACAAATTCACGATGCCGATATTCTATCCGCTTATCGATGAAACATACTACCCGGAACCATCGCATCATTCCGTTTTCCGGAACGGCTGGATGGAAGTTGTAAATGCCATCCCAGAATATAAAAAACACTTCTCTGAAAATCAGTTGAACGTAAAATACATGGTGTATATCTCCGATGAGTATTTCACTCGAACGTATGCGGATGAATGGGAAAAATTCGACACCAGCAAGAAACTTGAAATTCGTAAAAATCTAAAGGATGCTATTGATGCTCATTTGGCCGGAAATAAAAACGCGGGGAAATCAATCCAAACAACTGTATTTAAGGACAGGGAAGGGAAATGGGTAAAAGGTATCGAGGTTGTGCCGTTAAAAGATGAAAACAGCAGTGAAGGTAAAGGACTACTGGATTCCTCTGCCGGTAATTCCGAGATTATGAGTGCCATCGGTGTGGATCCTAATTTGATGGGAGTTGGTATTCCTGGAGGAAAATTAAACGGAGGATCAGGATCTGATAAGCGCGAAGCGATGAGCATTCTAAATAGCTTATTCAAAACTAAACGAGAAACGTCGCTCGATATCTGGAGACTTCTTCGCGATTATAATGGATGGGATGAAGACCTGGAAGGAGATTTTGCCGTGACCAATCTTACTACTCTGGATAAGAATCCAACCGGAACCCAAAACGAGATCTAATTATGCTAGTTAAGAATATTGAAACCATTAAAAAATACGCGATTGTAAATTACAATTTCAGCTTTGAGGTTATCGAAAGCCAGGTAAGAAAACAAGAGCGAAAACATATCCTTCCTGTAATTGGTAGGGAATTATATAATTCCTGGATCGATGCTGATCCGGAAGGGGAAATCGAAAAAGAAGTGTTTGATTTGCTTCAGGAGGCTTCTGCAAATTTAGCCTTGCTAAGCTATACCAAAGTAGGCATTGTAAGCTCTAGCGATGGCGGTTTACATATTTCCATGTCTCAAAGTTCAAAACCTGCAGAATGGTGGCAAATTAAAGATCTTCGAGTTGAATTGTTGAATTCCGGACTAGAAGCGATCGACCAGGCGCTCGAGATCATGGAAGCTAACCAGGATAAATTTGAAAGCTGGACGAATTCAGATCAATACACCATTTTTAAAGAGTTACTATGTAGCCAAACGGCACATTTCCAAAATTACTACGATATATCTAAAAGCCGTCTCACCTTTCTCGCCTTACGTCCATTCTTGCGAAAAGTAGAAAAACAATTTTTTGAAGGTCTGTTGGGAGCTGAGACGCTTTTACAAATTAAAGAGGGAAATTCTCTTGAAGAAAAGAAAGCCCTTGAGACAGCTCGATGGGCGCAAGTATCCCTATCTATTGCTGAAATTACCAAAGAAGGAATTTTTGAACTTTCCTCTCGAGGCTTGTTTACAGTTTTCGAAGAGATCCCAGGAATGACCAGAACCAAGGCAGATCAGGTGGAACTTTTAAAACTGGAGCAATCTAAAACCAACGAAGCTAATGAGATCTTAAAGGATCTAGTTCGACATCTCAAAAAGTTTCCGGCAATCTTCCAAGATTATGATCAACGCGAGAAACAAAAAATCACGAACCCGGTGATTGACGGTAAATCTATTGTAAGCTTTTAATTATGGCAAATGCGAAGAGACCATCGGTTAACTTAACTGAAAAACGTAATGTAAATCCTTCTGTTAATCGTCCAACAGAGGTGACAGCAGAGGATTTTAAAGAAATCGCAGAAATACTTAATGATCATGCCGACTTACACGATGCAGCGAATTTAAATCCTGAAAAGTTTTATCGTTTTCATTCTTCGCTGGCTACACTAGCTGCAGCTTATCCCAATGCGGTGGAAAATGGCTGGGCTGTGATCATACCCACCAATGGAAATACACAATTTGTGGCCACTTTTGAAAACGGACAATGGATAGCCTCAGAAAATGAAGCTCCGGTTCAATTCTTTAATTCTATTGCCGATCGTCCCGACGAAGGTCAGGAAGATATTTTTTACATTGTTAAGGATGAAAAAATCATTTATCTGTGGTATAACAATAAATGGAATGCCTTTGGGAAAGATGGCAATAACGGAATTTCAGCTTATCAGGTTGCAGTGGCTCGGGGCTTCGTTGGATCTGAAGATGAATGGTTAGAAAGCTTACGAGGTAAATCTGCATATCAAATCGCCCAGGCTAATGGATTTCAGGGAACCGAAGAAGAATGGCTTCAAAGTTTAGTGGGACCTCCAGGAGAAGCTGCAGAATTCACAAATATAGAGGCTAATGAATACGGCACACACCCGACATTTAGCAATCAAAATGATCTTAATATTTGGCTACTTCAGAATATTGGAAACTCATCAGAACCACAGCCAACCGCACCAACTATGAATATTAGTAATATAACCAGCGAATCTTTCGATTACGAAGTAACAGAATAATTATGGCAACGATAATAGGAGTAAATATCTACATCGACGGAACTCAAAGAAACGAAAATCCGTTAAGTTTAACCGGAACTTTTAACGTGGCTGCGTGGTTTAATCCAGGAGATAATCTAAGTGTAGAATCTACATTGGTTTACGATGATGGTACGGAAAGCCAGAAAAGTGATGTGATACAATTTCAACTTCAAGACATTGCGGAATTCGATCCATTGTATCAGGCTGTTTTAGATTATGCGAACGCTAACTCAATAACTACACCTTTAGCTAGCCAAAATCTTATTAACGATGGAATAGTAAGAAAATTGAGATCGGTTAATTTACTTGAAAACGATCTTTTATATTATTTCAAACAAGATGATGCTTCTTTGTACGAATTCTGCACCCTTAATTGGATGGATCCGACAAAACACAGATTAACAAACGAAGGTACGAATGATGTTGAATTTGTTCCTAATTATGGATTCAGAGTTTCAGGCGGTAATGATCAATATTTTTCCACGAATTATACACCTTCAGTTCACGCAGTGCATGCTCAATCCGAAGATATAAATTTGTTGTTAAATGGATTCGATGTATTGCCTACAAGTGCTGAAATAAGATTATGTGGTGTAAGGGGTTCTAACGGAGAAATAAACGTTTATAGATCAAGCAATGGATCGGCTTATTTTATATTATACGGAGGTAATAATATTGCTTTAAGCGGTGTGGAAGAATCCTTTAATTCTCAAATAAATATATCCGTTGATGTAGATGATTCGTATATTTTTGAAAACGAAAATACACTTTCAAAAACATCCCCAACATCGGGAAAAGATCTTGCGGAATATCCTTTAACATTATTTGCTTTTAATGTTCAGGGTACAATGTATTTATCTCAGGCACAATGCGGATTAGAAATGTTTATTTTAGGAAAGTCTAAAGGTAGCGCAGGAAATATCAATTTTAATTACGTATTTAATAATGGCCAGATTTACGATTTAACCCCGGATGGTACATTAGTTTTAGAAGCGGAAAATTCCGCTTTAACTTCAATTTATTTCCCACAAATCCAATTGGCATCTAAATACCCGGAGTTAACGACATTAAAAAAATATATTGTTCTTTATTCAACCGATCACGATTCCAATTCAAATCAAAGTGAAAATGGAAAAATAGCTTGGGGAGATGCTGATAATGTAGATTTAAGCGATTTCCAAGAAAAGGGCGTTATATGGCAGGGATACCAAGCGGAAACACCTTGTTTGGAATACGTTCCGAATGACCCAAACAATGAACCGATACATTTGTATATGCATACGGACGCAACTGATCCAGCAAACGGAAGCGCGCAACAAACTCATTTATTGACAACTGCAGGAGGTGCAGAATTGCATAATTGCGTATGGACTGATCGCGGCACTATTTTAGGGCTTCAAACTGATGAATCACATACAGGTTACTTTAGGTCATTTAATCAAAACGATGGAAGTATTATTGGTGTTCATCATACAAAAGGGTATTCAGGATCTAATTTTGACGGAATTAACAGATTTGGAATTTCAACCAATAATGGAAGTAACTATAATTGGACGCGATTAACGAGTAGATTTGATAATACTTCTTTCATGACCGATGAAAGATTAATTCATGTTAGCCCACCTTTTTACTTTGAAAGAAATGGAAATCAGTATTTAGTAGGTTTAAATATTGGGTTTGATTATCAAGTTGATGGTCGAAAAGTTGCTATTTGTTTGTGTGATAATGGCGATTTTATCCCGACTGAATTATTGTATAATATTAGTTCTTACGATGGTGGGGATAATTGTAAAATTTGCGGTTTTTATATAAAAGCTGAAAACCCCGACATGCTGCACCTATATTTTACTAAAAATTCAGGAAATAATTATTTTAATCCAGGAGACCAACTATATCACACCGAATGGGATTTAACCCAATTAGATTAATAATCCTCCTGTCCTTTTTTTAAAAGCGTTGGGTTCAGACTTTTACTCTATCATAAAATCTGAACCCGATGAATCTCTCAAATTTTAAATCCTGGTTGTCTGAGTTCTTCAGTAATATTGGCCAGTTACTCCTTTCATTTTTTTTAATCCTCGTAGCATTCGCGCTTTTTATTCCCTGCTTGATTGCTTCCATTATTTGGAAAGTAGTTGTTTCTATTTCAAAAGAAAATCGAAAAGCTCGAGATATTATCTCAGGAACCAAGCAATTTTTTTTAGCGATCGCAATTGCCCTCGATCAACTTGGCAATGTAGCCTTTGGAGGTTTCTTTAACTGGTTGTTTTTAAAAGACCAGGAAGGATTGTACAATTTCGGAGCCGCTCACGAAACCGTAAGCGAAGTTTTAGGGTGGAATCTATACCTGGACCATTTAAACCGAAAAGGAAAATTTATGGTTGCACTTCTCGACTGGATCGAAAAAGATCATTGTATCAAAGCGATGAGATCCGGCATCGAAACGGCACAATTCAAAACTGATCATTGGCAGGATGTTCAGGAATATCAAGTAAACTCAAAACTTTAATAATGAAAACAATTCTTACACTGTTGATTGGGTTCTTCCTAATCACTACCAACGCCTTTGCGCAAAAATCAAAAAAAGAACCGGTTAAAGATTCGGTCACTATTAGTATTCCGGCTACAGTCGTTTTAAACCACGAAGGTAAAATGCTGATCTCAGATCGATATAATAAAAGACATTTTGAAATCGAATCGACCAGGGAAATTTCCCAGGGAAAAGAATATGAATTCATTCTTCGTTTCAAAATTTTCGATCGCCACAAAAATCACTGTATAGGATGCACCGGAATTTTGCCTGCAACTTTAATCGATTTTACAATCACTCCTTACCAGGCTAAACTCGACCAGGCTAGAATTAGGGATGCACTACATAATAAGGGCTATGATAAAAGTCCGAGGTATCAATAACGTAAAGAAACTATGCTAGCACTTCAAACAGAATCATTGTCTAAATTTTCTGAATACGGTCTTCCTGGATTAATTATTCTTACGCTCATCATAGCCGTAGGCTATCTTTTTAAAGTGGTTCACGATTATTCGAAAAGCGATCGGCAAAGAGCTGATCATTTTGGAGAAGCTTTTATGACAATAAGCAAAGACCAAAATGAAACCAATAGGAAAATTGTAGATGTAACCGAAAAGATAGCGGAGCAAAACAAAAACTATCACGATGATACCACCAGGCGACTGGAAGAAATGCCTGAAAAAATTATCAAGGAATTCGAGTATCGTCAACTTAGGCAAGTACAACAAAATAACACCACGCCTGCACCATGAGTTTAAAACCGCTTCAGATATTTCAAAAAGATCATTGTTTAGATCCGGATGGTGTTTTTGGTCCCAAGACAATTAATGCTATGCGAATCGCTTTTCAATTGACTAAGGAGCAAACCGCAAATTTTGCTGGGCAATGTGCGCATGAATCTAATTATTTTCAGCGCCAGTTTGAAAACCTAAATTATTCTTACGAAAGATTATTGCAGATCTTCTCCCACGATTTTGATACCGATCGAAACAGAATCCTTTCTGAAGCAGAAAAACAAGTGGCCAGGATCCTGGAAAGAAAGCCTGAGCAAATTGCAAACTTTGTTTATGCCAACCAAAATGGAAATGGTGACGAAGCTTCGGGCGATGGTTGGTTATTTCGTGGCCGTGGGCCATTACAACTAACCGGCCGCAGAAATTACCAATTATTCGCTGATGCGATGAACGATCAGGAAATCATGTGCAATCCAGATCTCGTGGTCACTAAATACTATTTTGAAAGTGCATTATGGTATTTCGATAATAACCATTTGTGGAACCTGGCTAAGAAAACAGATCTCACCTCGATTAAGCAACTAACAAAGCGAATCAATGGCGGTTACAATGGATTGAATGATCGTATTGAAAAAACTCAAACATTTGAAGGATGGTTAAACGCTGCTTAATATTCGCTTTTGTATTCTTCCTGGCTAGCTGCAGCTCCAGAAAAGTCGAGACGCACAAAAAGCAGGAATCGGTCTCTGAACTGAAGCAAAATGATATTACTACTTTAGAAAATGAAAAAATTAAAAGTGACCTCTTTCGAGTTTCAGAATCCTGGAATCTTAATTTTAGTCCCCGGGATCCCAGAGATCCAATCAATATTATCTACGGCGGTGACACACTCTCGGTTACCAATTCAGATGTATCAATTTCCAAAAAAGAAACAAGAGAAGAGGATCATTCCATTAGAGAAACTTCTCGCGAATCCAGTGATCAATCAAAGAGCGAAAAAGAAAAAGACGTGTCCGAAAAAGGAAAAATAACCGATCGACAGTCCTCAAGTTGGGGGTTAAACATTGGTCTTATTTTCGGCATTATAGTGGCAATTATATTGATATTTCTACACTTCAAAACAAAACCTCCCAAACCCTGATTTTTTCTTAATACCTATGCTTTGAAAGGACAGCTATTTTGCTGTCCTTTTTTTATGGACCGCAGCTATCGAATTTAGTCGAAAATATAAGCATGGGGATCAACTTATCATTAACTGTCAAGCTTCCAAAATCATGGAACGAACTAAGCGAAAAGCAGCTGGGAAAAATTGCGGTGGCCATAGAGCATTTTAGAAAATTCTATGAGCTTTATCCTAAAGAATCAAATACAGCAATTAATAGGCTTTACTCGAGAATTTGTAAAATACTGCTTAGCTCCAATAATTTCCTGATTCAATTTATAGCCCTGGTACAAATTCCCCCGGAAGAATATGCAGATCATATTGCTTTCATCAATAAAGAAAATACCAGGACAGTATTTCCTAAAGCTTTTAGGATTCGAGGTAAAATACATTTCCCTCCGGCAAATAGGATCCAAAACCTCTCGATGGAAGAGTTCAGTTTTGTTGACGCACTTTTTTTTAACTGGAGATTAAAAAATGATGCAAGATATCTCGATTTAATTTGTGCCACACTTTATCGCCGCGCAGGATCCAAAAATCCGGATTATGATATAAGACGGCCTTTTAACAAAGTTATCCTGGAGAAATCAATCAAAAAATGGATAAAAGTTGCTCCGGAAAAGAAGCTGGCCATTGCTTATACTTTTGAAGGTTGCCGGAATGAAATGGTAAAACTTTATCCTAATATTTTTCCCAAACCACCGAAGGAGACGAAGAAAACCAAAATTCAGCAAAATCCGCAATACACTCCATTCGGTCAGTTGTTAAACTTCAAAATAAATTTTGATCCTTCTAAGCTCGAGCAAACCGAACGGATAAACATGCACAAGTTTTTGAGCACCTACGAGAATGAATTAATAAACGAGAAAAAGACTAAAAAGAATGCCGGAACTAACCCACAAAATCGTCGTTGATTTTTTTGAAAATATAAATCTCCAATTAAAAGACTTTCCTGAAAACTCATTCTTCAGAATGGATCTAGATGAACTCTTTGGTGCGTTTAGATCTGGGATTAATTTTCCGGCCATGAGTATAGAATCTCCGGAAGGCGATGGATCTAAATCGCTTCCCGAAAATAGTGTGATAGGTCGATTCTTCGCGTTCACAATCTGGCAAAGGCCGCAAAAAGGAAATTTCGACCAACAAAATAATATGCTCGATGAATGTGAGCGTATCGGATTAAAAGTCATCGCTCGAATGCGATTCGAATCGAAGAAGCCCAATTCTATTCTTTACAACAAATTCAAAGTTTCATCGGTAAGCTGGAAACAATATGGCCCGGTATTCAATGAACATCTTTACGGATATAGATTTCAAGGCACTTTTGAGGGGAATGAATCTCTAAAATTAAATCCTGATGATTGGGAGGATATTGCCACAGCCTGTCCATAATTGCCTGTCCTTTTTTAAGGGCTTCATAGCTGCCAATTTTGAATTATGGCAGGAGATATTAAAAGCAAAGAGCAAGCGATAGGAAAAAGAGCCGCACAGATGGCCGAAAACTATGTGCACTCGATCCTTAAGCGCAAACTAAAAATTCATAATCAGGGGGATGCGAATAACATTCCCATTCTCGAGGCTACCCGTGTAACTGCCAAAATGGGTACGCACAGATTATTAGGATTAAACTTTACCTCCAGCAAGGTTGGTTTCATCCTTCATTATGGTGCAGCAGGTGTTCGTGAAGGTGGTAATATTTACCTAAGAGCTTCCCGGTACCAAAAAGGAGAAACGCTTCGAAAACCACACCAGGTTAATCTTCCACAATTTCAACTCTTTGATGATATCTATAAAAAATCAGGTGCACTCGATTACTTGCTCGATGCCCTTGGCGAAACAAGAACCGACGATGTGATGGCCAAGATCTCTAACCTGGTATTACAACTTAACACCGAAGATCGATAATGTCTGCAGCTCAAACTAAAGTTTTTAACCTCGCGATTCGTGTAAATGACAAGGAAGTCAAAACCACGATGAATTCTGTCGGTAAAGAATTACGGGCGCAGCGTGGTTATGTTCGTAACCTGGAAGAAGGAACGGCAAAATGGAACGCAGAAAATAAGAAGCTCGGCGAACTGGAGAAAACTTACGATGGTATGAAAAAACGCCAACGTGAGTTCATTAACCAAACTAAGGAAGGTGAAAAATCGCTAAAGGATAATCGCAAAGCTGTACAAGAATTTGGAGAAGCATTTGGAAAAGTAACCGGTGGATTAATTACCGGCGATCTTATGATGGTGCAGGAAGGTCTCCAGGGAATGCGAGCCAGTATTATTGGAGCCACAAAAGCAGCTGTTGCCTTCATTGCTACTCCATTAGGGATGGTGCTTGCCGGGCTTGCCTTAGCCATTGGAGCCGTTACCCAATATTTTAGAGATTCTGAAGAAGGCCAAAATGCCTGGAATAAAATAAGTGCTGTTACCGGTGTGGTGGTTGGAAATCTTACAGATTTACTTTCCTTTCTCGGGAAAATTATAGTCGATGTATTCTCCAATCCTAAAGAAACTATTGAAGCTCTTGGAAGTTTCATTAAAACCAATATTGAAAACCGAATCACTGGTTTAATTCAGTTCTTTCCAAAACTAGGAGAAGCAATTGATCTCGCGCTAAGTGGGAATTTTAAAGAAGCCGGAAAAGTAGCATTTGATGCCGTTACTCAAATTACAACCGGAGTAGAAAACTTTACCGATAAGGCTGTAGATGGCTTTAATCGTGCTAAAGATGCCGTGAGTGATTATGGTGATGAAATGGCCAATGAAGTTAAGCGCCAAATGGAACTTAGTGATATGGCCGCAAATGCAGATAAGATTGAGCGACAATTAATCATTGATCGTGGCCGTGTCGAAGCTCAGGTGGCAGAAGCCAGAAGAAAAGCCAGGGACGAAGAAAATGTATCTGCAGAAGAACGGCAGAAAATATTAGCTGAAGCGAAAAAAGCTCAGGACGAACTTTACGATCGAGAAATCGAAGCTGCAGAGATTCGCAGAAAAATAAAAGAGGAAGAAAATACTTTCTCTAATTCCACAAAAGAAGATCTTAACGAAGAGGCTGAGTTAACTGCCAAAGTTGAGCAATTACAGCGAAGAAAAGCTGATGCCGCTCGAAATTTAATGCGCGACGAGCTTCGTGTAACCAATGAGCTTACTAAAGCAAATGAAAAAGCTGCAGCTGCTGAACAAAAAAGACTGGATCAAATAGCCGCGCTCGAAGCAGAATATATAAAAAAGCGTGAGGATCGCCTTGCTGATTCTGCCGTTAAACAAGCAGAACTGGAACAAAAAAGAGCTTTAGAAAAAGCCCGAGCATTAGGAGCTGAACAGGAATTGATGGATCAGATCAGGGCAGAGCATCAAATTAAGATCGATGAAGCCAAAGCTGAAGAAGAAGCCAAAGAATTAGAGCGTATGCGCTCTTATGATGAGAAACGTCGAGAGCTAGAAAACGAGCTGGAACTTGCACGTGCTGAAACCGAAGCTGAAAAAGAAGAGATCCGCAAAGCTCAGGAATTAGAAAAGGAAGAACTAGAGTGGGAAAAAAAGCTCGAGGAGTTCCAAAAGGAAATGGAATTCCTGGAAATGACCGAGGAAGAAAAAGCCAAGGTTGAACAAGCACTTAAAGAATCTCACGAAGCCACTTTAACCGGCATCCATGAAAAATGGAAAAATAAAGAGCTAAAAAAAGAAGAAGAAATTGCCCAGGCGAAACGCCAACTATGGAATGATTCTTTAGACGCCGCAATTAACCTGGCAGGCCAGGAGACTAAAATTGGGCAGGCGCTATTAATAGCAAAACAATTATTAGCTGCAAAAGAAATGGCTGTTGAACTTGGTCTTTTCCAGTCAAAGATGGGATTAAAAGCAGCTGAAGCGACCGGAGATATTGCTGCCGGTACTGCAAAAACTGCAGCTGTAGGTTTTCCGCAAAACATTCCTTTGCTAATTGGTTTTGCAGCCCAGGTTGCAGGAATCGTGGGAGCGATAAGAAACGCTACAAAAGCCAAGAATGAAGCTAAAACAACCGGATTTTTTAATGGTGGGCCAACCGGGGCAAATGGTTTAGGTTTTATAGATGATTCTGGCCACGAGCCTGTAGGTTACGTTCACAAAAACGAGTATGTGATACCGGAGATTGTGAGGAAGGATCCCGAAATGCCACAAATCGAAAATTATATCGAGAATAAACGAAGAAAGAAACTGGGTCTTTTCTATGATGGTGGGCCTACTTCTCCAGATGATGCAAACCCAACAACACCCGGTGCAGATTTTTCGGCATTTATTGCCAAGATCGACGAGCTGCTTGAATTTTTAGGAATACCGCTGGAGGCTAATGTTTACTTCGGAGCTGAAGCAGAGATTAAACGCCAGGAACAACAAGAGAAACTGGAAAAATTGAAAAACAAGAATAAAATCAAACGCGCTAAATGAGTTTAACTTTAACCTATAAGAAGTACCTTAATGTACCTTCAGTTACTGAAACGGTTTATTTCCCTCCAGGAATAAAAAGCTTTGATTTTGGAACATTCCCAAATTGGCTGAGCGTTATTTTAGACCAACCAATGGTAACTTCCCAAAACGGAGATCTTGTTAGTGCCGTTCTTCGGTTTACACTAAACTCTATACACGCAGATAATTTAACGCCAGGGCTGCACATTGCTCAGGTAAGACCGGTGTATTATAACGAATTTGATGATTCTGCAATTGGCCCACGATTTACGGTTAATGTAGAAATTATTGACAATGTTATTCTTAGACTTTCTAAGAGCGATTTTACTTTTGAATATCAAACAGGATCTGCAGTTCCTGCTACACAGCCTTTAACCATTACCACAGAAAATGCCTGGTCGATCATAGCAAATGAACCTTGGGTTACTTTTTCAGCAAATAATGGTAACACCACCCAAACAATCAACTTAGGAGTTGATGTTTCAGGAATGGCAGTGGGAATTTACGAGGCCACTTTTCAGGTAGATGATGGCGATCGCGTAAAGCAAGGGAAGGTTACGCTAGTAATTTCCGGTACAGATCAGAGCGATGATTATCTAAGAATATCCAAAACGAGCCTTTCATTTTCAGAGATTTTTCAATTACCTCCTACCCGATCAGCTTCCTTTACGGTAGAGACTTCTTTGGCTGCTACGGTAAGCACAAATTTAGCCTGGTTAAATCTAGACCAGGAAAATTTAGCAGCCGGAACTCACAGCCTTATTGCTAATACTCAAAATACAGCAGCATTAGCCATTGGCACCTACACCGGGACCATAAAGATAGAATCTGGTTTTGGTACCAAATTAATTAATGTACTACTTCGAATTGTTGAAGTTTCAACTTCAGGAATCGAAAGCGGGAAGCTTTACTTTGCAGCAGATAGAAATACGCTGGTTTTATCCTCAGGCACTCCAAATGCTGAAGCGCTGATCAATTTTGAATCGACCGTTAAAAATTATCAGAGACGGATCCCATTTTTTAAAGATCTTGCTGAAGTTATTATTGGATTAGAAACTAGCAACTTTTTACAACCAAATAATCTCCCTGCTCAATTAGCTGCAGGGATATTTGTTCCCGTTGTTCCTTTCAGTCTAAATTTTACGGTGTATGATAAATTAATTAACGACACCACACTCACAGAACGCCAATCATTTGCTCAGGTTCAGTTTCTTAATGGCAGATCCCCTGAAGTAGAAAATAAGCTATGTTTTGTTCCGGGGAAAATTACATTGCCAAAAGATGGTAAATTCTGCTTTTCCTTCTTTTCTGAAGATCCAATTAACCAGGTAAACTTAACCGGAGATATTACCGAAAATATTAGCTCGAGTAATCTATCTACCAATGTTTATTCGGTAATGATAGATCTTTCCAATTATAATTTATCTCCCAAAGATCAAATAAAACTTACAGCCGGAACTTTTGATGTTGATATCACGATTAAACCTTCAGAATTAAAAAGCTTTCAGTTAATCTTTTTAAATGAATGGCAATGCCCGGAAGTTTTTAATATGGATGGGGAAATAGAAATTACCGAAGAGGAAGAGAGCACCAGGGTAACAAGAGCCGAAGCCGGCAAACAAATTCAAAAAATTGTCGAGATCCAGGAACCGGTTTCCTTTTCTCTGGGCACCGGAAATATATATTCAGATGCTGAAGTGAAATGGCTAAGTAAAATTTTAAGATCCAAAAAAGTATGGATTGAAATCGATGGCCAGCGTACAGAAGTAATTCCTTCTTTCAGCAATATCACAACTTCTAAGAGCCGGGTAACAAATCGAAACTTCACGTTAAATTTTGATGCCGCAAAACAATGATAATTTTTAAAAGTGAAAATTTTGAAATAGATCTTTCCATCTATGGCGTAACGCTTACAGATGAGAGCAACTTATTTAATGATGCAACAAATCGAAGTTATTCGCTTCCTTTTACCATCCAGGCCGATGATGAACTTCTAACAAAATTGGGCGTCCCGCAATTGGATAATATTACCAATGTTACTACTGCAGTAAAGGGAAAATTAATCCTCCCGGAGCGCTATTACGAAGCCACTTTATTTTTAGGAGAAATTGAAGGACAATTTATTGAATGTGATATTTCTTACGGCGACCAGGAAACACCGGTTTATGATACAGATCTTGCAGATCTTCCCTGGCCCATTGTTTTAGCCCCTAATCTTTTAGACTATGCTGAAGAAACCATAGACAAAGCATGGCCAGATACTGCTTTTAATTTCCCGATGGTATTCACTCCTGCAGTAGCTGAAAAAGATGACTACGAACTATTTGAAGGATACACCAATAATTTCTACGCTAATAGTTTTAGGCAGAATTACACCAGTGAAGTTGAAGGCGAAACCATCTATCACAATCGAAATGTAATGGCACCGTTCCCGTACATGCTAGAGATCCTTCGCTTTGGATATGCCCAGACCGGGAAAAAATTAAGCGGACCATTCATAGAGGATTCTCTAATGCGAAAAGTTTTATATATCCCAGAGAATTTTCTGGAGAAATTTAGAGGATCTGAATTTCAAAACTTCAGCTTTTCGGTACCAGATGAAACCATAAACGAGAATGGTCAAAACTTTGGGATCTATCGCCGCCAGTTTACCGTTCAAAATACCGGTACTTATGAAATTAAAATCGATTTAAACCTGGATCCTGTATTGGCGACAAATTTTGCTCTGGAGGTTTATCAGGAAGAACCAAATAATGGATCTAAAACGATCCTATTTTCAGCAGCCTCTCAAAACAATAGAGTAAAGCTCGAGGAAGAAATTAAAATCAATACCACAGAAGATATGATCTTCGATTATATCAAAGTAGAATTGAAGCTTGCTTTTATTCCGGAGAGCATTGCAGCAAATAACCAGTTTGAATTTAACTTTAATAGTGGCCGTCTTAACGAGTTCCCCACTTACTTCACGCTTTCCAACTTTATGCCAGACATGACATTTGGTGAGTTTGAAAATATGCTAAAAAATTGGCTAAACCTGGATATCGATCACAGGGATGGCGAAGTCTTTATTGATTATGCTCAGGATGCCGTTTTAGTTAAAGAAACTGAAGATCACAGACATTTAGAAATTCCAAAGCCTAAGAAGGCACACAATACAAATCGATTTTACACTCTTAGTTACGCTAACGGAGATAAGATCTTCTATAATCGAAACGGCCAGGTGTATTCGGACTCCTCCAATGACGGAGAAGATAAGATCACAATCGAAATGAATGTGCAACCGGCCATCGTAGAACAAACTCGAGAAGAAGTTACCGCGGTAATGCCCGAAGATCGCTCTGATTTTGATTTTATGGTGTACTCCGGAAAAATCGGAAATTCAAATGCAAAACCACTTGCAGATCCTGTATTGATACGAGAACTTTCTTTGCAGCAGGTTTTTAAAACCAAATGGGAAAACTGGCTGAGATATCGTGTACATTCAAAAAGCTTTAAAGAAAGCTTCGAATGTTCACTATATGAGTTTCTGGATATAAAAAAGCGATCGTTTAAATATCACGAGATCCATTTAATAAAGATGCTCCGAAGAAAATTTTTATCTGAAGAAACGATGCAGGTTGAAATTGAAAGTGAAACTTTTTAAATTCCCCCCAAATTTAACTTATCTCTCTTTAATTTAATAATCCCTGAAAAAACAATTATACTCCATAAGAGTAAATTAATATAAAGTTCATTCATATATGATTTAAATAAGGTTAGGAAGAAAATTAATGTAAGAAGTATTATTAAAGGCTTAGTTTTTAAATGAGAAAGTAACCAAAAACCAATTACGTATATATGTGCTGTAAATGAAATATTTAGAAAAACGGTATTGAGTAGATGAAAAACCGACAATAGTATCAAATAATAATTCCATGTTTTTTTACCTTTGATTAAAAAAGCTAGTGCAGAAATTTCGAAAATAGCAGCAGTGTAATCTACAATCTCCATTAAAATTGGAGGGATGAGAGGAAAATAAGAAGCTAATAAATTGGTTCTATCGTTTATATAATAATTTTGCAAGTGCCATGATAGCACCCCGCTTGTATTCAAATCAAAGTCTATCCAATTTAAAGCTTTTTCAAAACCTGCAGTAAATAATCCAAAACTCAGCACCAAGGCCAAAATTCCACAAAAAAAATTATTCCTATTAAATTTTAAACTTGGTTTTAAGGAATATTCATTTTCACTATCCAAAAAAGTAAAGATAAAAATTAAAAAAAGGAACATTATATTATGGTCTATTTTCCCGAGGCTAAAAATTAAAGAATTAAGCATGACCAAAATACAACTAGAAAATAAAAAAGATATTTTACAATAAAATCCTAGTATTATCAGGAATGAACATGTGAATAAAATTATCTGGCAACATAGAAAAAAAATAGGGTTTGGAAAATTATCAAAAAATTGTGCAATCGAAAAGATAGAAGGTTGAAAAAATGAATTAGGCAGTGAACCAAGATGTTTAGGTGTTTGAAATATAGCAAAATACCCTAAATGGAAACCCAAATAAATTCTATAAATAGCTAAAAAATTATCTGAAACTAGACTGTTTCTACCAATTATTCTATAGATTTTTTTTAATCTTTCATTCATTTTTTTGAAATATTATGCTGTCAATAATTTTTAGTTTTTGAACCTGATATGTCTTAGGGTTTATTTCATAAGCTATTTTTTCTAAAATGATCTTACTTGATTTTAGTCCCATATTACTTAAGTTATTATCTAACCACTTTTGAACCTCAGTCCTACTGTCTTTACTAAATGCATTTTCATGAAAAAAAATGATTCTAGGAGTATATAGAAATGTAATTCTATCCTTCATTTTTTTTGTTCCAAAACTTGATCCTTCTAAGTTAAAAATATGAGTCCGGTGAATACCTCCAAAAACTTCTTCAATGGATAATTCGTTACCCAAATCATCTTTTAATCGAATTTTTTTAAAAACTCTAGGTTTATCTCTTTCGATCAAACTTGCCCCTGAAGGAAGCAATATTGCTGGATATGGTTCAAGTCTATTATCTCTTAATCGCAAATAAAATGGAATGATCAAGAATAAAGCTAGGATTGATGTAAATATTAGATATTTATTTCTTCTGATCATCAAGGCTTTAAAAATCTAAAGTGAATATATTAGAGTGATCTGGCGGGATCGATTTTTTATGTTTTCGAAGATAGTTTTTTATTCCCGCAATCGACTTATGCTGCGTTATAGGCATTAATTGAAACAAGATCTCCATTTCTCCCTTCCCTTCATCAACCAAACTATTATATAAATTCATAATTGCCGTGTGCCTGCAGCTGTAAATTCCGTATTCCCTACCAAACCCCAATCTGGTTTTTACTTCTCTAAATCTTTTACCAAAATGATCAGCCTTACTTTTTAGCGAAACATCCCAATCTGCAGGTTTATTTTGATTTGTAAATAAAGTATAAGAAGGCGGGCTGTTTTGCAGCTCCATTTCTTTGATGGTCGGCTTCAATTTCTCAATCACACGTCTAACAGATAAATCATCTGTTTTAGTTTCCACCTGGAGCAACCAGTTTTTTGTATTAATATCTTTTACCTTCAACCTACAGATCTCTAGCGGTCGCAATAAAGAGTAAATCACAAAAGAAACATAGTTTTTTAAATATGGATCTGTTTTCTCTAGTTCTTCTTTGATGATCCGGAGCTCTTCCATAGTAAAGGCTTTATTATTTACCGGATCTGATTCCACATTCGGAATATCTTTGATGAAATTATAAGGAATTAAACGCTCATTTTTCATCGTAGTAAACAATGCCGATAAGCTTGACTTATGATTATTTACTGAACTTCCGGAGACTTCTTTTCCGGTTTGCTCATTCACATAATCAAATCGTAACCAATCCAGAAACTCATAAAAGTGATCGATTCCAAAACGTGCAGGATCTGCACCATAGTAACCGTTTTCCTTTGCCCATTGCAGAAAACGATTCATGTGAAATTCATAACCGTTTAGGGTGGATTCTTTTTTTCCGGACTTCAATTTGATTTTGTAAGCATATTCCATCGCGGTGGCCAGTGTCATTTGAGGGCCACGATGTTTTGCTTTCTTAGACTTTCGCTCTTCAGTATCCGGAACCCATCCGCGCTCTAATGCAAGACTTAAAATAGAAGCTAAATGTTTCCCTGCAGCTCTTCTTTCTTTAACAGTCTTAAGCCGATTGATCTTCTTGGTAAAAGTGAATTTTCTATCAAGTGATCCATCTGGATCTGATCGCCAATGAATATAAACGTACCATCTTTTACCAGGAGCAACAGTTGGTTTGCCGTTTACTCTGGGAATGTAAAGCTTTGGAGTAGAATATCTCTTCTTCGCCATAGAAATCTCTAATTCAATTACAGAATTTCTGGGTACGTTTCTGGGTACGATTTCGTTTTTATCCTTATTTTTCATAGTAAAAAAGAAGGGTCTAAAAACGCGAAAACCCCTGTGTTTGCAGGGGTTTTCTCTGTACTCGGAGCGGGACTTGAAC